GACCAGAGTTTCTTTCTCTCTGCGACTGCACCCGAAACAACAGACATTGCTGTTGCAACAAATACCATCTGGAAAAAGAAATCAGCATACATGGAATGAGTGTCTGGTTCATTCCACCCATACATTAGTCTGTATCCCAAAAACAAAAATGCAATAGATGCTACTGAAAATAGTGCTACATTCTTTGTTAAAATCTCTGTGACATTTTTGGTTCTTACTGAACCTGCTTCTAGTGCAGTAAATCCTGCCGCCATCCACATAACCATTGCACCCGATACTAGAAAAAATATCGTGTTTATTGCATAATTTGTTTCAATCATAATTTATCCTTACACGGAGTAGCTTTAACTTTTACCGAACTTCCATCACTATTACGTTGTTTAAAATATATTCGATTAAATGTAGTTTTAACACTTAATCCAGGTAATCCCATAGTCCATTTTTCGTCACCTTCGGCACCTACTATATGGCATCCGATATATTCAAAATTACCATTACTCATTTCTGGAGCAGTTCCATTAAACCTAGCTAAGTTTTCTGGCGCACACGCACCAAGAACTAACAATCCAGATAACATCAATATCTTATTTTTCACTTATATATTCCTCATTCTATTAACGAGCCTATCAGCTCTTTTTGTAACCTGTTTATACCAACTGGAATCAACCATCTCATCAGCAGCGGTATTCCAATCTTTCGCATCTACACCACGTTTCATTCCTTTGAACTTACTCAAACGAGGCCGACCCATATTGAACATCATGTTCGCAATTATTTGTTGAGCTTCTTCCGGCAAAGTTTCAAAGTCTGGGTATAGGAGCTCGCAGTCCGACAGGACTCCTTGGAGATCAGATTCGAAGGCTTCGATAACCCGCCCTTCATTAACTGTTTTGCCGTCATCCCAACCATATTCGGCATCTGAATCCAAAATAAGATGGCCAATCCCAAAAGTAGGATAACCAAGATGGTCTTTGTATACTTCATACTTTACCCCTTCATCAATTTCTAGCTGCTTTCTAAGTTTATCTACAATCATACTTTTTCTCCTTCATAATTTTTTCCTATATTAGAAAAATGTGTTTGAAAAAACAACTACAAACCACACTGCAATCATTATACCTAATGTTATATTCATCAATCTAAACCAATTCCAAGTTTAATTTTATTTATCAAATAACTTCTAATAAATCCAGATCGTACTATGTCACCAATTGTAAACTCTGTACAATTAAATTCATCCATTTCTTGCAAAATTCTTAGGAAGTTATGTAATCCATTTATTTCATTTGTTTTCTGTAGATCAGTTTGATCAAAATCACCACAGAAAATAATCTTAGAATCTTGTCCAATTCTTGTGATAATTGTATCCAGTTCATGGAAGCTCATATTCTGACATTCATCTACTATAACAATAGTATTATCAAATGTTAATCCCCTTAGAAAAGAAGTTGATAAAAAGTAGAGTGATCCCTGTCCTTTGAGTCGATCATACAGATTATTAAATGATTGTTCGTTAGGTTGCTCAAACATAAACTGTACCATGTTTTGATAAGGTACTTGATAAAGTGCAGCTTTATCTTCTTCATCGCCTGGTAAAAATCCAATCTCTCTTGTAGGAATTAATGAACGAACAATAACAACTTTATCATAGTTACTTTTTAAATCCATTACCGACTGTAATGCTAGATATAGTGATATAAAAGTTTTACCTGTACCAGCACACCCAAAAAGAAATTGATTTTTATCTTTCTTCCAAGATGCAAAAACTGATTTTTGACTGTCAGTGATTGGTTTAATTGCAACCAAATTGTTGTTACTAATTTCTTTACTTTTCTTCTTTGTCATTATTTTATTCTTTCATAAAAAATTAGGTGAGAGGGAGCAATTCTGCCCCCTCTCTGGTACATAGGCGGAGGGACTTCCCAGCTTGCGTCAATGCTGTGCAAAGGTGCTGAAGTTTGGTTTTTCTCGCCTGTACCGTGTTCTTATACATTAATTTACGACACCAAAGGTTTTTTCTTTTTGTGTTTTTCTATTACTGCTCTTGCTTTAATTTTTGCATGAGATTCATTACTCTTATATCTAGATGCAAGAGGACTGCCAGGATGAGCGTCTGCAATTTGTGACATACGATCTTCAAATCCACCATCTGTTTTAGGCCCAACACCCATAATATGATCTCCTGTATAAGAAAACATTACAGGAACTTGTCTAATATGTTTATTTTTTTCTAGAAATGTTTCTCTCTCTGCAAAAGATAGAAACTCATCCCACTCTTTACCTGTTTTCTCATCACAAAATTTGTATGTTGGCATTAAAAGTTAAGCTCCAATTGTTTTGGATCACCACCAAGTGTGGAAATCTTTTTCTCTAATTCATGATTTCTAGATATTACTTCTTTCAATCTTCGTAATACACTATAATGTGCTTCTGTTAAACTGGCCATATCATTTTCAATAGGACTCATTTTATTATTTTCTTCACGCAATCTTCTTGCCATGTAATCCCAATAAGGTTCTCTCTCCATTAGAATTATCCTTCCACCATTTAGGGGCTGATCGTTTCTTATTCCAGGTTGCAATCTTTGCCTTCTCTATTATATAGTAAGTTCTGTATGATATAACAGTATCATCATTCTTACACTCTTCGGGCATACATTGTGGGGGGTCAGTGAAATCTGTAAAAGATTTTTCTAACAGCTGTTTAGGAATAGGTTCAAGACCAGTTTTAAGTCTTTCTGTAGCATGAGTTTTATCATATCGATACGTGTACTCATTCATAAGAGCAACCATATGATGATACAACCAGAGATAGTGAAAAGGATTACTACGTGTCCAAATGGTACTAGGGTGGTTTTTGTGAGCCAACTTATACAATCCTACTTCATTTGCATACTCATCCCCATCACAGACACGATGGGCAGTAGAGAGCATCTGTGCAGACTCAAGTATCATCTTTACAACGTGTTTATCACAACTCATCTGTGCGGCAATAACAGGGTCACGGTCTAGGTAGAATATATTCATACTTCCAACTCTTCTATTTTCTCTTCCAGCTTCTTCTTCTGCTTTTTTAATTTTGCAATATCCTCATGGAGACGCTCAAAATCTTTTATCTCAAACAGCTTAGTTTCCATTCGACTTCCAAGAGTTTGTGCTTCTTCAATCAATCCCAACAAATAAGAGAAGTTTAAAGTCTTAGTACATTCTCGCATTTCATCAAGAACACTACACAGATATCTATTCACCATCTTCTAACGCTTCTTTAACTTTCTCTAAGAGATTATCAAAGGTAGCATAACCGCCACCCATCCACTCACCATCTTCAAATTCACGAATCTCTATATTTCCTGCTGGTTGGCTCTGACCATCAATAGACAATTCATCATCTTTCATCAACGATATTTCAATATGTTTCATTTTTTTACCTTCTCTTCTAGTTTTATAATACTACTCCTTTTATCACTTAAAGTCAATACCCTTTCTTGCTCAATCATGTCAATTATTAAGTTTGTTATGGATACTTCTTTACCTAACATACCAATCTTCTTTTCCAATTTAATAAGAGTTTCTTTGTAGTATTCTATCTCTTGTTCTTTTTTAAGTTTAGATTCTATCAAATCAGTAAGTGATATTATATCACTGGTCATCGATTGTCGCCATCTCCTTTAATTTTATTACGTTCCATTCTAGACTTTAGTTTGTCTACATTTGCCTGTGCAACCTCTTCTAGTGTCACACCAAGGTCATCAGCAAGTGCTGAGATGTACCAGAGAACATCACCTAGTTCTAATCCTACACCAACGAGAGTCTTACCATCTCTCATATGTTTCTTAACTTTTTCAGCAACTTCACCAGCCTCTCCACACAAACCAAGTGTAGGATATATTACCTTAGAGTCAGTTGGATAGATTGCTGTTGATCGTGCAAATTCTTGGTATTCATCGAATGTCATTTTCTTTCCTGTGCAATGTTAGCTCTACGTTGTTTTCGATTTATAGGTGTTGGATAAGGCAACGCAGCTATACGTTTTTCCTCAAATGATTTTAAAATTTGACGAATATGTTCTCTCTCATTTTCATGAAGACTTTTGTCTCTATTTATCATTTCTTCTCCCATTTATAAAAAATATGATCCTGTATCTCTACAGTCTTAGTTTTAGTTTTTACCCAATCAGGGTTTACATAATCAGCATGATAAAACAAAGCACCGTCTGTTATATCTATAAAAGGTAACTCATCATATACTAGAGTTTTTGCAATCTCTATTAGTCTGTTATAAATTTTTCTATCTTTAATTTTATCACTCTTACCATCACAGTACCAACTGAATTGACACTTATGGCGAATAGGTATAAATTTTCCATTTTTCTTCCAACTTTCTCTAGTTGGGCCTTGCTTGACCACCTCACAAATAGTATTAGGAAAACGACTATCTATAACACGATTTAACACAACACTAGATACAGCAAGTAAACCAGCTGAACCCTGACCTCTTGCTTCATGATACATATTGTCTGCCAAACATATTACTGAAGATGTATTAAAATCAAATTCTACATCATCTGCTTTAACAGGAGTGATAAACATAAATCCTGTTAATAATAATTCACTTATCATAATAAGAACTTTCTTTAAACTCTTTTAAAAGACCACTTTGCATACGATATGCTTCTACTTCCCAAGGTTGGCGCATATAATCGCAGTTAGTATAATTACGATATTTACCATCCTTGCACAACCATAATCGTTTATTTGATTCTTCTGTCATTCTTTTAGTTGCACCTTGCCAAACATGCACCATCTCATGACAAACAGTTTCTATAAACTCTTCTTCATTTAAAGATTGTTTAATTTCTAAGTTGAATTCACGATTACTATCGCCTTCCCAACAGAAACCAGTAGCATCTTCTCCTCTCATACTTTTAAGTCTAACATTCACCCAAAGAGTTTTCATACGAGGCATAAGTTCCCCTATACAAAATTCAACTACGTTTTCGGCAAGAGTACGTCGAGCTTTGTAAGAACCATTAACTTCAATATTATTAAAAATAATCATTAAAAACTACTCTAAAAAATTTTAATTATATTAACGTCCTTGTCTTGGATCAGGGCCATCTAGTTGCATAAATTCGTCATTCCAAGAAAATGCTTCCTTTACAACTGGTTCAGATAATCCTTTATATTTTTGATGAAGAATTTTGTCTTTTGCGGCAACGAGAACATCTGCTTCACTTTCATGAAGACCTTCTAACATTTGAACAAACATTGTTTCGCGTTTGTTCTGATTAATGTCATTATTACCACCTTCAATAAAATGGAACAATTTACGAGCTTCATATGCAAGAACATTATGTTCTGTACCAATAGGAGCATCATTTCCCTTATATGGAACTTCTCCAGCTGGTAATGCCCATTTGATTTTTGGATCAAAAGCTGACTTGATTACCATACGTAGTGAATCACTATTATGTTCTTGAAGACATTTAACCTTGTCTTTCTTTGATTTGATTTTTGAAACCTTTTCCAAGATTTCTGAAATTAATAAATCCATTATTAAAATTCTCCTATAGATTCTGTAAGTGTTTTTAGTCTCTGTTTTATAAAGTAATTTAGTATTTTGCTGCGACTGTTTTCCGGTGCCTCTTTATATATATCTAGTATTTCTGTTCGTAATTCATCTGGAATACATCCTAGATCAATTAGAGTTTTATTCCTCTGGAAGTTCCTCTTAACTTCATCATTTGGAAAATTACCATCTATCATTGCAGCTATCTTCTTCTTACTTAGGGGTTTCTGTCGAATACCATCTACAAAAGAATTATCTGGTGAAAGAACATTAGGCACACCATCACTAGTATCACCTTTTAGAACGTGTTCTTTTAGATAGTCATCTGGATTAAAACCGTTAATCATTTTCTTAGTAATAGGACTGTATTGTTTTACATTTGGATATTTCTGTAATTGGATAAAATCTTTATCACCAGAAAGTATCATAACCTCATCAGAAGATTCTGAACAAAGAGTGGCAATAATATCATCAGCTTCAGCACCATAAACTTCTAAGAACTTGTATGGCATATTATTCTTAATTTCTTCTTTTATCTTATTCAAACATTCGAAGATATTATCCCAATTTTTTTTATCTTTATCTCTACCTTTTTTACGACTATGTTTATACTCTGGGAAATAATCACGCCTCCAATAATGTCTTGAATCATAGCACAAGACAATCTCTCCAAACTCAGATACAAATCTTGAGCGATACATTCGTAGTGAATTAAGAATCATGTGTCTTACAATGTTCTCATCAATCTGATCCTCTTTCTGCATATGTAAATGCATCATAATGCTTGCAAGAGAAATTTGGTTCATATCAACTAATATCATCATCATCTTCCATTAGGGCCTTGCCTCTTTGTTTTTCAATCATACTAATAATAACAGTATCATTTAATTTGCAATTGATAGAATTATCTGGATCAGTTGATATATCAGTAGTCATATCCATTAATATTTGCAAAGGGTGTGATATATCATTTGTTTTGAATATTGATGCTTTTATTGTTTCTGTTATGAAAGTGATATTTTTAATAAAAGATTTTTCACCAGTATCTATTCCATTCTCAACTAATATTGATAAAATAGACATTAAACAGATATGAGAAATTTCATCACAATAAGCAAGTTGTTCAGCCTTTACAATTTGGTCTTCCGTAGGAGTATTTATTGTTCTTCTCCAAGGGCCCTTAATAATTTTTGCTGATGATTTTTTTTCTTTAGTCATTCTTCCATACCACTTTCCCAGACCATACCCAAATCTGGATAGAATGTTCCAACATCACGTTTAGGTTTCCCTATGTTTGGGCCAAACCAATGATATGATAATGCGTAGCAATGATTACGAATTTTTCTCTCTTGGTATTCACCATAAAAAATAGATACCCAATCACCATGCTTGAGATAACTTTGCATCTCTCTTATATAACCTTCATGCATTGCAAGTCTTGCAATTGATCCCTTAATGTTTTGTTTCACTTGAGCTCGTTCAGTAGTTGCAAGTTCTTTCTGTGTTTTAATCCACTTCTTAATCTTATCAGGATGTAGTGGGTGAACATCTAGTAATTCACGTAAAGATTCATGAAAACTACCTTTACCATAATTTGGATTTTTTGCAGCTCTTACTTCTCTTGCCTTTGCAAGACGTTCTGATGAAGCAACTTTCTGTTCATCAGTCATAGGTTTACGTTTCTTCCTAGTCTTAGGAGCAATCCACTTACTATTTTCTGTAAGTGAAGTGATTTTCTTTTTGGCCATTGTAACCTCTTTTTTAACTTTCATTATAATAACTATATCACACTAATTAGTTGTTGTCAAGGTAAATTAAATATAATTAATATTAATATTTACGCGGCGGCTGTCATTAGTACATGAAGTACTATGATGGGGTTTACTTGGATCAAAAAACAATATTCTATTTGCACGACTTTCAATCTCTGTACCGTCTTCTAACACAGTAAATCCATCATTATCATTTATATAAAATACTGCTCCCTTATGTTCAAAGTTAGTATCAACATGATCTTTATGATGGATTATTTCTTCTCTTTTAATATAAAGATTTGCTTTTGCTCTTATCAAAGTTTCAAAGTTAGGAAGATTTTCCAGAAGTGGTTCGATAGACCTATAAAAAGGACTTTTTTCTGGTGGGATTGGATTGCCATTAAAATCAATTTTTGCCTTTTCAACTAAACCCATATAAAATAGATGCATAAAATAGATATCATTCTCAGTACCATCTTTATCAGCAATATTGTAACTATAATGCCAATTAAATTCTGGGCCTAAAATTATTCTTTCTAATTTTGCAAATTCTTTTATTGATAAAAAATCATCTTCAACTTCAAAATCCATATCAAATACCTTTAAAATACATAACAAATCCGTTAACAAATATTGCACATGCAATCGCATTAATAACAATCAATGCACGATCATTCCACATAATACCAACCCATAACCATCCTAAACAACCTAAGAACTGTAACATCATATTGTATGGATATAACTGATTAGTTGTTGCTATCATTCCAAATATCAAAACTATAGATGATGCCCACTTAATATACCATACTGTTTTATGATGTTCTTTTAGGGGAGTACTTTTTTTTGTATCATGAGACAATGTTAATATCCAAAATCTTCAAATCTTTTTTGTAGTGTCTTTTTTTCTCTACGAATTGAAGCAGCTCTTGATCTTCTACCTTTTTCACCTTTAGTCATGAAAAATTCGCGTTCTCGTAGTTCGTTAAAGACACCCTCTTGTTGAAGTTTCTTTTTTAAAATTCTCATTGCCTTATCGATATTATTGTTTCTAACTTCTACTCTCATTTAAAATATCAACCCAACTAAACCAACTGCTGAGTTTACAGTTAAAACTCCAACAAAAATTACTAAACTTAAAATCATCTTCCAATATCCTTTATACTATTTTTACTGATTACTTGATATGCACCCTTATTATAAGCTGGTGCAATTGTGAAATTGTGATCCATCACTTTTTTCTTTGGTGCTACTCCTACTGGAATAACATTAGAAAGTGGTGGTAGATCGGGTTGGTGGAGGCAAACGGGATTGAACCGCTGACCTTCTGGTTGCAAACCAGATGCTCTCCCAACTGAGCTATGCCCCCCTATACCCATCTTCTTTAAAAACTTTTCGTGTTTGATCTCTGCCTCTAAAACAGACTTAGATTTCTTAAATTTCTTGCGTTTACGAGTACTAGTTGTACTAAAATAAACTGGTAATAGATGCATTGTCATATTATAAATATACTACAGTGAAGAAGATTTGTCAAGGACTATTTTAATAAATATTTTTCATAACCCAAATGTTATTCTCTAAACAAGCAGTACCTCTCAATTTAGTAAGTTTTTGTCCAACTGTAACATTAGATATAAATTCTCTACAGTTACCTTTTGTTGTAACAGGGCCTTGTGTTACAGTAAACCCTTTTTGTGGATTTGCCCAAGTAGACATTTGACCATTACTATTACTACTTAGGGATTGTCTCAACAACATTGTAGCGTGTATTTGATCTACCTTATCAAAGGTATCTCCAACGGTATAACCAAGAGCCATTCCACCTACAGATAATGCAGCAGCAGTTATAGGACTATAACTTGATCCTATCATTGCACCAACTCCCGCTCCAGCAATAGCACCAATCTTTGCTTTATTGAAACCATTACTTTTGGGAGCCCAAACTCCCTTGCCTGGAATGTAATAATCTTTAGACGTACATCCTGTTATTTTAGAACACCCTAAAGAGGGGTTTAGACCAGAGGGCATTAGCCCCCCACCTAAACACCCACTCAGAGAGAAAACCAAGGTAATACTAAGTAGAAGGTTTTTCAACTGTCACTGTCCGATTCTTTTTGATTACGTTTTCAAGATTCATAATAGATTCACCTTCATCCTTCTTTTCAGAAGAATTGACTTCTGCATCAAGTTCTTTCCACGCTTCTGTGGAACGTAAACGACCATATACTAGACGATCTTTACGCAATCGATTGAAGATAATCTTAGATGCTTCTTTATCAGAATACTCTAAAAGTACAAATGCACGATACTGAGTACCAGCGGCAGAAACATCTACCTCAACAGGACTATAACCAGCAACATCGACATTAGCGATTACATTCTTTGCAACCTTTTCGATCTCACTCATAACACGGGTATCTACATCAGACTGACCAAACTTAGCCATCCATGATTTAGTCATCGCTTTCAACTTACCGTTGATACGATCTGCAAGAACAACCTTACCATTCAATGTAGCAATGTCAACTGCAAGTTGTAAGTCTGGTGCAGTTGCAGAACCGACTGTAAAGATAGAACCTTTCTTCTCAGGCATCTTCTTATACCAAGACGGGATAAGCGAAACAGCACGTTCAACCTTTGCAGTTTTGTATACAACTTCTGGTGTTTGTACCATAGGAACAGGGTTTGTAGCACCACATGCACCAAGGGTTAGTGCAACCACAGATACGGTTGCGAGTAGTTTAGCGTTCATCATTTAACATGCTCCTCTAATAATTTCGTTTGCACTGCAACCACTACCACGATAACCACGCTTTCTACGAACAAGATTAGATACCTTGCTGTTTGGATTATCAAAATCACTAGTGAATTGACCGATTCCTTTTTCATTGAAGACAAAATTCTTTTCCATAGACTTCAAACGATCAAATTCTCCGGCACGTTTTGCAGTTTCATTGTAACGGTTGAGAGTTGAAGTTCCACCAAAATTAGGATACGTATTAGTTTCATACATACGTCTTGCCCCTTCTAAAAATGAAGATTTAGATGAAGGCTTCCTAGTCCTACCTTTTGTCATATTAATAAGATCATCAGTAGAAATATTGGATTTAAATGTAAATCCTGTACCAATTGCAAACTGAGCTTTAGACATATCACCACAATTTATCCTTGGTGGATTACTAAGTTCAATACTTCCCGTCCTTACATCATTAGAACACAAAATCGTGATTGAATCTGCATTTTCTAATGTTTTTGGAGAAACCTCACCAGCAATTACTGTAGTACTCATTAGGCCAAGTACAAAAGCCGTTGTAATTATTTTCATAATAATCTACTTTACTTCCATAAGAGTCTGAACTGTTGCATCACGAATACCTGACTCTATAAAGGCGTTCTTGACGATTGGAATAACATCTGGATAAAATGCTGTAAGCATAACACCCAATACAAATCCTATAAAAAATTTAATCAACTTATTTCTCCTTATTAGGATCATTTGCAACTTTTATTGCTACTGAAGTCTCAGAAGGTTTTACAAAATCAGATATTGCTTTACGAGTATCATAGATATCTGATTTAGCTCCTTCTAATGTACTTCCACAACCAGATAAGGCCATCATCATTATCGATAAATAACTAATTACTAAAATTTTCATTCTTATATTCTCACTTTTTCTCATTACAACTTAATATTCTAACTTTCTGTTTTCCAAAATCTGACACTTCTGCATCAATAAATACTACTGTACACGATTTCTTAGGACTTGTCAAGTCACATTTCAAGTTTTTTTCACTTTTTAATGTTTCGGGTATAATAGTTCTCATAACTTTGATTTTTGCACGATTTTCTGCTAGACTACAAGCGTCTAGTTCAGACATATCGGGCCCAAAGATATAACTTCCTGTAGATGGATACCACTTACTCTTTATAAGAGCTTCTATGTTCATTGAACATTTACGAGTATCTTCTACATATTTTTTTACGTCTTTTTTGATTACACGTATAGACTCTATACTACCTTCATAGATAATATTGTCCTTAGATTTGTAATCACAAGGAGTTTCTGTCGCAAGGGCAGTAGTAGTCAGTAATGTACAGACTAATGTAATTAATTTATTTGGAGATTGCATCTCTTATTTTAACTTCTTTTTCATTATATACATAGTATAACATACCAATTAGAGTTTGTCAACAGTTAATTTAGGCAACTTCCTTCATAACTTCTTCACACAATTCTAGAACTTCTTCCTTAGTAAACCTTGCAAAAGCACGCCGATAGTCCGCCACCCGCTCCCTACAGACACTCATCTTGATACCAATTGTATCATCTGGTGCTTTACCATTGTCTTTCCCCCAAGCACCGGCAGTAGGAGTATCAATTACATGACCAAGATATTCCATCATGCGAAAGCTAACCTGCTTTTTGCATCCAGTGCTTTCAAAATATTTTGTCATTGACCACTTCGTATTACCTTTGTAAAGGCCGATATTTGATTTTTTCACCAGTTGATTCATCACAATTTCCTTATTTCTCATTATATACATAGTATAACATACTAATTAGGGTTTGTCAACAGTTAATTTATTTTTAATTTTAGAAATAGGTATTAATGACTTTTCACCATCCTTATCTAATTCTGTCGCAAGAAATCCGTCTTCCTCAAGTCTATCTAGCATAGTCCCAACCATATCGGACAAAATCTCCATTTTAGTTAAATATCGTCCCCAAGCATAACAAGCACCCATAGTTGCTAGAGCCAGTGCAGTATGTGTATAAACGTCTATTTCCATAATAATCCTTTGTTTTCTCATTGTATATACATTATAACAGACAAAAATAGGTTTGTCAAGAACTATTTTCGCATATTTGCTAAAGGATTCTTTAAAGCCTTAATAATCTGTTCATTTGTTTCTTTTTTCAAAGTCTTCATCTGATTAGTTAGAGAATCATCCAAACTGTCCATACGAGTGCTTAGTCTATCTCTAAGAGTATTATTTCTAGTATTTTCCTTATCAATCATAATACGAGTATCATCCTGTATACCCTTGACTCGTCTTTCAATTGATTCTATCATTCTCTCACCACGAACAATCTCTCCCTTGAGATCGCGTTTAATCTCTCTAGCCTCATCTCTAGTTGCATCTGCTGATTTTTGAATATTATCTTCTAACTTCTCAAATACAGATACCTCTGATGTAAGCGCTCTCATGTCTGCATTTAGAACATCAAGCCTCTTATCAAAACCAGATAGATCTGGCGCTGTGTATTTCTCTATTTTTGTTCTCATATTAATATAGTCTTTGTAGAATTCAAATCCTGCATATAATCCGCCGCCGAGGGTTGATAATGCTGTAATAATTATGAATATCTTTCCACCTCGAAACTTGACCCCAGCGAACTCAACTTCTGTTGTGCCGCCGTCTGACATTTATTCTCTCCTATCTATATTGCATACCTGTTAATTCATCCATTTTTTCATTACTTCCACCAATCATAAAATATGCTGCAGCATTATTATCTGATATTTCTGAATCTGGAACACGGTCTGTACTAAAAAAGTTTGGTACATCAGGTAACTGTGTTTGGTTAGCAAAGAATGTTTTTGTATTTCCTAGAACTTGCATCACTATCAATGTCTTTAATTGATTTGTGCTGTCGTATTTTCCCTTATCACCCATCCTCTTAACTATTTTATTTGCAGCCTTTTGTTTTGCTTCTTGTTTTTTTACTACCTTTGTTTTTACTTTTGGTTTATTCTTTTGTTCTACACTAGCAGATTCAGTTTCGTTCCCCTCTTCGGGTTCAACACTCTCTTCGGAAACTGCTGGTTCTTGTCCCTCCGATCCTTCTCCGTCCGATACAACTTCTCCACTTTCCTGTGTTGTTTCTGTTTCGGTAGGTGACTGATCTCCTGCGTCCACGCTGTCATTGAGATCATTGTTCATCTCCATTTCTATCTCTGTGTTAACTTCTGCAACTTCTACTTCAACAACTGTTGGAGCTTCAACTGTAGGCATTTCTAATTGTGTCTCTATTTCCATTTCAGTAGAAACCTGTAATTCTAAAGAGGCAACTTGATTACCAGCAGGAGTGCTAACTTCAACTGATATCTCTGCAACTTCAACATTTTCTGGAATATTATTATCCAATATATTAGTTGTGTTTAATATGTCTATAATTTCTGTTTCTATAAATGTTACAAGATCAAAGGTTGTTGTCAGTGCTGGATTTGCAAAAGCAGGCCCAAAAAACTTATTTGGAAAACCAGCATCTATACCAAACATTGCAAATTCTCCTGTCAAAGAGTTAAAGGAGTTTTCTGGAATAGCCTGTTGAAAGACAAAATTCCTTGTACCACTAAAATCTAACTCAACCTCATGTTCAAACTGATGAGCCAAAACACTACCGCTGTCAAATAAAGATACTGTTAATTTAAATATATCTTTACAATCAGCTGCTTGTGACGTATTCCCACCAACACAGCTTAAAACTGTAGCACGAACATTGGATACATGAGAATCTACATCCATTCCATAGTCCATTGTGAAACCACGATTGATTTGATCTATGGTCATATTTTCTTCTAAATCAAATGTGGATGTATAAGTACCGCCGGGGCCCTGTTTACCAGCAGTACAGAAATTACCAGAAGAACATCCCTTTGATGTAGATGCTCCATTATTAATAAAAGTACCGCCACTTCTTGTAAAATTTTGCATTGTCGGTAACTGATTTGGGGTTGTTTCTGATCCTATAACAATTTCTGTTTGTTGTGCATTAGAAGAATGGGATACCAAGACAAGAGGGAATACCAAAGAAGCAACCAGCAGCCAATATCCCAGTACCAAGCATGGAAAGCGCGCTAGTATTGTCTTCGATTTCGTGTTCATCCGAATCAGCATAGTCATCCAAGATTCCATCGTAATTGATTCCATCGTAATCATCATTTAATCCATATTCCAACGGGACATGTCTTCCTCCGTTGGATAAGATTCCGACGACTGATTCGAGTAATCGTTGTTCTTCCTTGGCTTCAAGTTTTTTAAATTTTTCTTTTTTTTTAGTTCAGCCATAAGTCTGGAGCCTGATGGTATATAATCTGGATTTTCTTCCCACGCAACTTCTGCTTCTTTTCCTATCTTACCTTTGTAGGGACAAGGTGTTCCTGCCATAATCATTGCATCAAAAATTCTTGCGTCCTGACATAGTGCAGCAACAGCAGCAACTTTCATACCCATTCCAAAAAGAGAACGAGACAATTTAAGACGTTCACAATTTTCATCTGTAACTGTAATACCTGATGCAATACCAAAAATTTGTGTTTGTACACCAGCGCTAAATGCTGACTTGCAGACATCACTGTTGTTTATAACTATAGATGGTGCAGAAGCAGTTGGTGGTGCTTTATCAGTTACTACGGTTGAACTTACTGTATTTGTATCAGCTGCGTATGCACCACCTGTTATTAAAATTGTTAACAGACTTCCGACCAAAATTTTATGTAAGTTACGCATTAGGCTCTCCCTATTACACACAAATCTGGTTTATATATCTATTTATAATAATAATTGGTTATATGCTATTTATATACCACTCAAGGTACTCATCTTCCCACAATATTTCATAATTATTACAATTACCGTAGGTTTTGATATGGGTATAAATTTTTCTTGTAGAATATTTTTCTATCATAGTTTTCCACCAACCAATCGATTCAACACCATTGTTAGTTGATATGCCTAGATAAACAAATCTTTCTGATTTTAAATATATCTCTCTAATAATTTCTGGAAGTCTTTCTTTTGGTAATTTCTCTATTGTTTCATAAGTAAAAATACCGTCAAAGTTTTCTTGAATTTTATCACCAGTATAATGTAATACTTTTTCTGATTTAGTATCATTAACTAAATCTGATATGTGTATATCGTTAACACTCATATCAGATTTAAATTTTTTATATCCTTCAATCCAACTATTCATTTTTTTACTTTAGTCAATAGATGTTTACGATTTATTTTACATCCTATAAATGCATTATAATATTCATCTGGTTTTAATAAACAATCTGTTTCAAACTGAAGTTTTGCTTCGTAGTAATTTAATTGTCCCTTTGTCTTACATAGTCTAACTATTTCTCTATCAAACAATTCTAATCCGTGTTCTTCTACTAACAACTTTACTTCTTCACTTGAGCCACAATAAGTTTTCCAATCAGTCTCCACTATCTTAATGCGTTTCCTTTTCGCACCCTTCAATGGAGGCAATCTCCTTTTTGACATTAAACCTTTTTTACCAATATATAACTTACCATTTATTGTGTTAGTTATTATATAAACAAAACCAAGGTTGTCTTCTATCATCTCACTTGTAAATGGTTTACCTTTATAGTGCCAAGTCATTATGTGTTATTTACTATTAGTTCTTGGCCAATGTCTGACCTGACAACAACTTGTCTGCAATTGTCATCATGTAATCCATACACTTGCATATGACTGCAACCCATACCACCACACTTACCAGTACCAGCAGGATTAGGTATTTTTTCAACAATCTCTCTAGTGCAGTATTTACATGTTTCCATAATATATTATATAGGTCTATATCCTTAAAAGTTTTATATTAGTAACAACACATATTCTTAATTCGTCTGTTTCTTTTTGAACAGGAACTTCATGTTGTAGTGTTGCTGGAAATATTATCATATCATCTTCAACAGCTGGATAATCAAATTCACCATACAAATATGAATTTGAAATATGAGAACGATCTGATATATTATATTGTTCATCCATTATTTGTCTACCAAATAATCCTGTAGGACTACTATTTACAAACCTTAAAGAACTGTGTTTCTCTGGATTGAAATTGATATAATGTGTACAAGAAAAATCATACTCTGGATGAGTATGAGCTTTCATATATTGACCTGTTTTAATTGCTGTATAGTTTACAATATTCCAATGATAATTAAAAAGTTCTCCACTAACAAAATCATTATGAAAAAAGTTATCAAAAGTTTTTTGATATATTTCTTTTAGTTTGTTATAGTTTATATCTATAAACTTTTCGTTTTCCCAATCGCCATAAGGATGATGAAGATTACTAGATCCCCACTCATTCCTATCACTATCTATCTCATAATTTTTCTTTATATCACCAACTATGTTTTCTTTATCATAGGAATTAGGATCAATTTTGACATTATGTATAGGAAACCCAAATAAAGTTACACCCAATTATTCATCCTCATTATCATAACCTTCAAGCTCTACCTCATCTTGCAATTCACTTTCTACCAATTTATTACCACAAAAAATACAATATTTAATAACATAATATCTTTCATTCATATTATGAGATATTTTGAATTCTGCTTCACAACCTTCACATACTATTAATTTCATTGAATTTCACAAAAACCTGCTGCACATGCAAGTTCCTGTGAACCGATAGTCATATCAGTCTGTTCATATTCTGACAATTTATTCCACTCCACATTTTTAGGCATCTTTTCTAAGAGCACTTCATATTCTTCTTTTGAGCAATCCTGATAGGGTGCTTGTTTATATGTATGTTCTGAAAATGGAAGAAAACTAACTCCGCTCATGTAGTCAAAATGTTCATAGACCCAAGCACCAACTTCAAGCCATTCATGTTCTTTTACAGAAATGGTTACAGAAGGTTTATGCTCACACCAATGTTCTTGGTATGTCTTCCAAAGTTTCAACTGATCAATTGCAGTCAAGTCTGTACGAAACATAGCACCTTGATCTACTTTATGAGGGAAAGAAAATACAGAAGTATGACTTGGATTCATAACATCATCCTCAACAGGAAATCCTTCAGCAACCATCATCATTGTAAGAGGGTCTTTTTTATCACCACGGACTGTTCGAACATAGTAAGGGTTGTGCCTTGCATGGATACCGGATGCAGAGTCTGTCAGCTGACTGACCGTCCCTGATGGTTTAACACACGTTACAGCAACACTTTGATTGATACCCAACTTTATAGAATATAGTTTGTTTGTATCAACTGCCATATTTTTTAAATCTGTTAGAATTGCTGGAAGTGAACCATTTGGGCCCTTACCATTTGTCAATTTACAATCCATGATACCTGTTAGAGATACACCAAGTAACCGTTCCTCTTCACAATTCTTTTTCCATGATTTAGAGATATATTTGAAGTTCACAAGTGTTGATTGGAATGTACCCAGAATCGTTGCAAGCCTCACCTTCTCCAAAAGAGACTCCCGTGTATCAGATGCACGAACTACAACCTCTGATAGATTACAGAACTCTCTGCTACGTAGAATAATTTCACTACAAGGATTTGTACCAAATGCAAAGTCTTCTGTATTTCTACGACCATTCTTAGATGCCATAAGTACAGCAGACTCACGATTGAAAATACCACGTTCACCAGACTTAGAATCATAAAGAGCCTTCCATTCATCCATAAAGATACCAATATCAGGTTTTTCAGAGTATGCAGCAGAATTATTTGCTAATGCACGTTGGGGATTGTCATCCCACCACTGACCACTTTTCGCATTACGCATACGGTCATCAGATAGATTAGATAAACTAATAAGGGCAGAACGACGAACACCACCAACTACTACAACTTCTGCAATTTTACACACAATATCATGTGCTTCAAGTGAAGATAATTTACGTCCAGCTGCGTTTTGAAAAACATTTACGGCAAAGTTAAACAAAGACTCAAGTGGTTCTGGGCCACTAGCACGCCCCCCAAAGGTCTTTAAAGGTGCGCCAGCGGGTCTTATCTTAGATAAGTCCCATCTGGGTATCTGTCCAATATACAACATTCCCACCAATTCTTTAAGTGCTTTTGCCCACCCTAACTTGGAATCTGCAACCGTGATAGTAGTGTCTGAGGGATGAAATTCATCTGCAATACGAGGAAGTTCAGCTACATATTGACGTTCCACACTGAAACCAACACCAGTACCATTCATAAGAACATATAGAATTTCGTCAAATGCTTGTGGACGGTCAACTGCAACATAAGAACAGTTATACCCTGCAATATTCTCACGTTTCAATGCTTCACCAGCAGTCATAAGACAACGCATGGATGGCATAATACGCAAACCTAAAACCGATTGTTCTAATTCAGATCGTAAAGATTTTGATAAAGTGTAGTCAACAGTTTCTTTTAGATGTTCAGTAAAAAAATCAAAATACCTAGCAACAGTTTCATCCCAAGTTTCTCTGCGTTCTTTTTGTGGCAACCACCTTGAATATCTTGATAGGTGAATAAATTCTTGATATGATGTTGGTAGTAAATTAGTAGGCATTTATCTTTCTCCATTCTGCAAACCTTAACTTGGCACCAGCGCCAGAAAAGGTATTATTCTTTATGATTTCTTGTACTTCTTCTTTTGACATTCCAGACAGTATCATGTCATTAATATCTTTTTCTTTAATCTGTTCTGGCCACAGAACAATACTACAACCTTTATTAATAGTTTTTTCAATCTGTTTGTTTATCTCCTTGTTTCTAGGTTCATTATCAAATATAACTGTAAAATCTCCTTCAAGTCTATCAAAATCAGAACCACCAACTGCAAGACAATTATCAATAAATAAACTATCCAATGGGCCTTCACACACATAAAAGTGTTTGGATTTATCTACTCTATCTAACCCGAATATCTTATCACTTTCTTTTAACTTGATGGTGATATACTTAGGTGTTTCATTTCCAAACGCTCTTCCTTGATAAGCAAATATTTCTCCTTTATTATCTCGAAACGGTATCATCAATCTTGGATGATCACCACCCAAATTGTAAAATTTATTCGGTATTAAAGTGTTGGTAAATTTAAAGAATGAATCACATAGGTATATATCTTTGAGTGATTCTTTTGGTAGCTTTCTCTTCTCAATAATCTTTCTGGCAGGATGCTCTGATCCAAGTTTCGAGATAGATATAAGGTCTTTGAATATATCTTTTTTACGAAACACTGGTGCATTAAATTTAAACTCTGGTTTTGGTGTGAGAGTATCACAACCTGTTTTATATCGTTCCATTATATAGTCTTTGTGAGTTTTTGAGTCTATATACTCTATCAACTTACCAACTGTGGTTCCGACATCACAATTATGACACTTGAAGAATAGATCATTCTTCTTTTGATATACAAATCCTCTAGCTTTTGTTTTATTCTTTTGAGAATCTCCACAATAAGGACACCTAAAATTCCAAAGGTTATTACTCTTCTTTTTAAATTTTTGGAGTTGTGGGGAAATAATGTTAAGATATTTTATGTCAATGTATGAACTCATTAACACATACTACTTCATTCAAGAGGTTTTGTCAACCCCCTATTACCATATATTTTTGAATTATAAATCCTGCAATAATTGAACCACCTATGATGATCCATCTCCAGCGTTCTAAAACACCTACTCTTTTACTTAGCTCATCTCGTATTTTTTGTATTTCTTTATTTTGTTCATTATGTTGGGAAACTGCTGCAGCCATTATTTCTTTAGTATTTGTAGTAATACGAGAGTGTAAATCATCTATCTTTTTCTCTAGATCATCCCTACGTTTTTCTATATGGTCTTCTGTTGCAATTATTGCTTCTTCTTGTCTAGAAATCTTTTCTTCGTGAACGGCAAGCATACGATGAATTGAGTTGGAGACATCAGTTAACTTCTCTATTGCAACATCCAAACGGACGTAAATTTTTGTTTGTTCATGCAATTCTTTTTTGATAAGAATAACTTCTGTCTCCAACTTATCCATTATTTACTCTCCACTTCTCGTAACAGACCAGATACCCCAAGCAAGAGCACCCCAAAGAATAACTTTGGTTAAAGGTATTGCAAAGAATAATACTGCTACAGCAGCTGCTGCAACAATAACTCCTTGGTGTGTAGACGCTTCAGATATCCTTTCTGAAATCCATTTACTAATCATACTAATCTCCTTTTTCTAACTTGTTAACTTTGGCTTCAAGTTCGTTAATCTTACGATTAACATGGGGATATTTTTTCTTCCAATTCTCTTCATCTGCAAGAACCTTCAATCCCAACTTTTTAGAAGCCCATGTCGAAACATCATCAACTTTCGTATAGAACCACAGTCCAGCTTTAGTTTGTGCAAACCAACTACCAGCTGCACTACCAAGTATACTCCCTGTGATATTAGATATGATAAAAATCCACATATCAAACTCCCTTATAAAATTTTTGGAGTTCACCGTAGTTAATAATCTTTAACATATAAAGCATATCATTCATCTTTAATTTTTTTCCCCATAATTTATGACACCTTTCAACAGACTCTTTCATTGCTTTAAATTTATAATAAGTGAGTCCTCTTGCATATATAACTATAGAATCCGATCCCCAACTATTTTTATTGGATAAAGGATTTCTCACGATTAACCCCAATCACTCATTCTGCATTTTTTGCAATTGCAAGAGTTGCAAACTTCTGTTTGCCACCTAAAAGATGATTTTTTATTAGCATCATTTTTGTCTACATATTCTTTCAAAGGTTTACCACAATGAGAATCATTACCACAATTTTTACATTTAAACATCTAAATCACTATCTCTAGGAACTATAGACCATCTACCAAATGATACAACTGCACTATGTGCAAGAAAAATTTTCCAAGATGGTATACTAGGATTAGAATCTTTCATGGCCATCAAGAATACGTCATCTGCTGCTTTCTTTGCCTTACTAACTGTTTCTGGATTTTCACCACCAAGACTTTTACTTGATTTCCTACGGTATTGACGAATTCTTAAATATAGAAGATCATGAATAATTGCAGCTCGTGCAATGTCCCAAGGTGCAATCATAGTCCAAAGAAATTTAGGTGTAGATGCAAGATCAGTTTTAAATCCAGCATAACAAGTAATTTTGTTGTCAGGTGCCTTAACCCCAACATCCATAAGAGCACTAATATTAATTTTATCATTTTGATATGATAATGCTCTAGATAAAATCCATTGTTTAGGTGGATTATATTCTGCTTGTATTTTGTTATTAAAAGTTCCCAATTTAAATTTCCTTACAATTTTTATTTCGTTTAAACTTACTTAGCTTCAAGTTCAAGTTTAAGTTCTTCAATCATACGAGATTTAGTTTTTCTACGATCAAGTTCTATACCACGCTCAAGGGCCCAATCATCAAGTTTTTTCTTAGACATTTTTTTAAAGTTTGGAAGTTCTTCTTCTTCTTTATCCTCATCGTGAGAATGTTTACCTTCGTGTGGGTGAGAATGTACTGTGCCATCTTCGTGCTCATGTTCGTCTTTATTATCCTCAACTTGTAAAGTTGGAGCAGAAAAATCTAAGTCTCCCATATACCTTTTAAATTTAATATCACTATCAGTGTCTTCACCCATATCACTTACTTTATATTCTCCACTTTCTACACCAGATGTAATAACTCCATCTACAACTTTTGCAATAATAGACTTTCTATCAGCACGTATGTTTTTAATTTCAACATTAATTTCTTTAGCTTTCTCAATTAAAAATTGAGTTGTAAATTTTGCGTCACTATTCCACTCTTGGATAATTGACCACCTTAAATCTGCATAATTCATTTCTTTACTCCTTCTTTCACTTTTGGTTTTATGGCATCTTCATAATATACAATAATTGATTTTTGCTGTTCGATATATCTTTTAATCTCTGCCATATTCAAAGCAAGAGTTTCATAATCTCTTACACTTATAACATATGCAACTAGAGGATCACCATTTTCTTTTTGGAAAGCTGCTTTAAACTCTTTAAAGTTTTCTTCCGTAACAACCCACCACCTCATATTAGTGTTCATTCTAATTTTAGGAGGCCTGTTCTGTGGTGGTATTTGTCTTTCTACCTCTACAGTTTTAACTTCAATTTGTTTTAGTGGATTCCAAGTCGAACAACTACTTAATATCAGGGATACTAGTAGTAGACTCGAAACTTTCCAATAATCTTTTACTTGCATTGTTTATCTTCTTTTCCCAGACGGCAGGTTCTTCTGCACTTAATTTTTTCAAATTAATTTTACGTAGTTTAGTTAACAGATTATTCTTATATTTAGTTGCCTGTACCAACTTAACATTCAGTTCACTATTTAGTTGTTGAAACTTCTTTGCATCTGCAATAAGAGTGTCAATAGTATTACTTTGTGTTTTTGTAGCCAATTCTAGTTTTGCACTATTCTCTGTGAGAGTGGCAATACGTGCTTGTGTGTCTTTGTAGTAATAGAAACCACCATAGACAACACCACCTACAAGACCAAGAACTGCTATTAGTATATAAACTTTTATCATTTTAAATAATTAAATCCTTATGCTAAAACTAAGAAATCTGAGCTTGGTTGGAAAAATACAACATCAGCAGTAGCGGCGTAACCAACTGCTCTAACAATATCTCCAGAACCCGTAGGCTTTGTAT